TGCCTTCAAGACCTTCTAAAAGTCCGATTTTTTCCCAACGATTTGTTGTAATTTCTCTTTGTTCACGGAGTTGCTTTAAACCAATGTTACCAACTTCCGCACTTTCCATTAAAAATCCCATTTTATTTAAATTTTTTATTTGTTTTTACTTAATTATTTTTTTGCCTCTGTTCTCTACGTATTCGATTAAGTTTCTCATCTTTTGGATGTGCTTATCGTTTGCGTAAGCTGTTTTTTCAACTACTTCGTCAAGTTTCTGCTTTGAAGATGGTTGTATAGAGGCTGATACTTTACCTTCAATGCTTTCAGTTAAGGTTTTTTTGCTTTCTTTCATTTCTGTTAGGAAAGACTTGTACCTTTTCTGTGACTCAGCAATACTTTCAACTTTTTTGAATTCGTTGATGATTTTAATTTTATCGTCTTGTGTCAATGCCAAGCTCTCATTTACCAATAGGTTATTTACATGCGCTAAGTTGGTATTGAAAACTGCCATTTCCTTTAATTGATTGCGATACTTTTCGAGTGCGCCTTTGTACTGCTCGACTAAGGTGCTTACAGATTCTTTGAATTTCTTTGTCTCGTTTAATTTCTTGGTCAATTTCTTGTTCTCTTCGATTAAACTACCAATTTTCTTAGATTCATCTACGCCACCTTTACGGAATCTTCCACGACTCCCTTCGTTGTCACCCAATTTACCCGGGGTGATAGTTCCTGCTGAAAATGAAACACCGTGATGTTCATCAACTTGAACTTCTTCTTCTTCGGGTGCAGCACCTAAAACAGCATCGATATCCTCATCGGAAATCGTTTCTTCTTCGGTGATTGCTGCGGAACTTTGAAAATCTGCAGGACTCATTTCGTCTGGTTGTAATTCCATTTCTGTCATTTTTCCAGTCACTTGGTCAACTTTAGGACGTGGATAGCCTTCCATGCCTTTCAACATCTCGTCAATCTGATTTCTCATATTGCTAAGTTGTGTGAATGCATCGCCACCCTGACCTTTAGCAGTACCACGAGGTTGTTCAGTAGGACGTGGTAAACCACTCATATCTGAAAGTTCCTCACCTAATCCTTGCATTTGTGAGATTTCTGCTTCGATTTCATCGATTGTGATTATCTCATCTTCTTCTCCAGCACCGTCCATTGCAGTACCTACACTACCCATATCAAGCTCTGATATATCAAACTCTTCTTTAATATTTGAAAGAGGCTTTCCTGAAGACGGTCCTTTAAGTTTTTCTTTGAATGCGTCACCTTTTTCAAGTTCGCCTTTACCTTGATTTGGAGTATCATTCTCCACATCACCCATAAAGTCTTTTTCACGTTCTTCATCGATTTTCTTAACACCCTTTGGTTTTTCATCAAATGGGTCACCTTTACCAACTGTGTCGGTAATTTTTACGTCTTCTTTCACTGCAGCTACTTTTGGTGCTGCTTTATCGAAAGGTTTTCCTTTTCCAACTGTTTCTACGACCTTAGAGGTCTCTTTGTTTTGATTCTTCATATCAGATTCTTTGTTTGATTCAGTTTTATCTTTATCAGATTCTTTTGCTTCGTCTAATTTTTTGTAAGACTCTTTTGCTGATTTATTTTTAATTATTTCTTCTTTTAATAGTTTGTTGAAGTTCTCTGGGAACTCTTCAGCTAATCTTTTCTTAGCATTAGCATTCGCAGCTTCCATGATTGTACTATAATCTGTGAAAGCTTCCTTAATTATAGATGATTTTGTATCGTCTTTCATTTTTTTGTTCTATATCTAATACTACTAATTTCATATAAATACATTATCTTTGCGAAAAAGTGTAATTTTTAATAAAATTCTTGCTTGTATCGATAATTATATCTATATTATACGCCTTATAATAGAAATCTATCTGTGGCTTTCATAATTTTACTCTCATCCTCTTTAAGATATATACCATTCTTCTTAATATATGTCTCTCCGAAACCAGTCTCACCTTTTTTTAGTGGAAAGAGATAAGCACCCGGGGTACTTGGAGTCGCAACCAAGTCAAAACCAATTAATTCGAAGTCTCCTTGAACGAGATTCTCACCATTAACTTCTTTAAGTGTTCCAACACCACGACTTGAAATTCCGAGCTTGATTTTATTTTGTAGATATAATACTACTTTATCGCCAACAACTGAAACAATACCCATTTTGATGAATCCGGGACTGACAATTATCTTCAATTGTCCATATAATACGTTCTCAAATTCACCAGTCCCCCACCACATTTTAGTTACCATGTGTGAAATGTTTTGTAGTGAAATTATACTACTTTCTGGATGGTCTGCTTCTGAAACCGCACTATTGGTATCAACTAATTGTTGATATACATCAACTTGTGGAACTAAAACATCTTTGGGATAGATTCTACCGTTTTTGTTTTTCACACCCCATTTCTGTAAGATGCAATTAATTAAAACTGGTTCATTAGGTTTGAGTTCGAAGTTTTCATTAATGATGGTCGGGTTTAACTCACTATTAATATATCCAGCATCATGTTCAATTAAAATGCCAAATCCTTGTTCACCCGCCTGTAATATCTTGCTCATATAGAATTTCTTTTTATATAAATAGTTTTATTTATTGTTTTATCGATATAACCAATTTTGGTTGTTCAGCTATCACCTTTTCTTCTTGCACGTCCACAATGTTTTCAATGAAAACATATGTCTCTAATTTTTTTAAGACACTATCAAGTTGAGTGTTAACTTCTTTAAGTTTTTCTAATTTTGTTGACATATGACAGCATATTATAATATCGATTATTTTTCTGATTTCTCTTCAACCTTTTTTTGAATCTCATCGAGTTTACTCAATATTTTCTCTGATTCAACTCTTCCTATTTTTTCACTAAGGTCTAATAATGTCGAAACCCCGCTTAAAACACGTAGAGTTTCCTTTTCACTTTCCATCCACTGACGACCACGTTCCTCTTCTCTATTTAGCATCTCCAACCTTATTCGCTCCAGAGTATCTGCTTGTTCTTTCCTCACAATATCAATCTTTGCCACATGTTGTTGTTGCATTAATTTAGTGTCATCGGTTTTTGTTCTTAACGCTTTTATCATAGCTGTAACAATAACAGAAAATACAAGCACTAATGTTAGGAATAAGTAAAAAAATACGTTATCCCAGATTGGATGTACGTGTGGAATTATATCTAATAAGATTGATTGAAGTACCATAGTAAAATAGCTTTTAGATAAATAGTTTTAAAAGCTCAATTAATTTCACAGATATTAAGTTTTTTATTGTATCGTATTTATATTAAATTTCAATTGAATGGCAGGCATTGCACAAAAGCATAAGAACATCTATTATATAGAAGACCCTAACGCAGTCAATATCAATCCTGATATCACTAATTCTATTGCACAATATCAGGACATGCACATATTTGCCGAATTAACTGCTGTTAGAAAGGGAAGAAGTGTGGTTGTTATCGGGGAAGGAATTCAAAAAACTGGTCTGGAAAACACACTGAATGTTAATTTCATGGGTAATAACCAGAATAAAAATAACACAGGAACTGATGATGTTAATAATCCAGATTATCTGAAATTCACGACAAATTATTATGACGGTAGTACTGGTGATAATCAGGTTCAATACGAATCATTTGGAATCACAAGTATTAAGGTAGTAGTTAACTCTTCCTATATACCTCAAGTTAACATTCAATTTATTGACGTAAGAGGATTATCATTTTTTAATCAAAAGGATTCACCATACAGGGTGTTGTTTGATTTCCCGCCACCAATTTTTAATTTAAAAATTAAGGGATATTATGGTAAAACATTAGAATATCGATTACATTTGGTTAAGTATACAACTGAGTTTAAATCAGAAAATGGTAATTTTATTATTGATGCACAGTTTGTAGCAGTTACATTTGCACCACTAAGTGACGTATTATTCAAATATGCAATTAATTTCCCATTGATTGATGATAGTGTTTCAATGACTCCAAAACAAAACTCACCACCTCAAAATATAAACGAATTAATATTAAAACTGAAAAATTTATATTCTGCAGGTAATACCTTATTGAAGACTGATATTGAGAGCAAGATATATGATAATGCGTTAACTGCATATAATGATAATCAAACAACAATGACTGCTCTTTTTGGATTCAGGGATGCTTTAGTGGGTAAGTCGTTAGTATTCACAAACGATGTCACATCAAAACAAACACCTGTTATAACAAAACTAATAAATGTAAGGGATTATGATGAATACATCAAGACATTAGGAAAAGATACAATACCATCTACAATTAATGTAAGATTGTGTATTGGATATGTTGGAAACCCAAGTAATTTAGAGTCAATATATTCAGGATTGACCATATACAGAACTCAGCTATTAACTGGAACGGCAGTTCAGGCGGGAACATATGGTAGAATTTTAAATACCGATATATCAGAACCGAATACAATTCATAACACATACAATATTTCCTTACCAACTCAAAAAATAAGTGATAGCACACCACTCACACCATATTATATATTGGATGTAACCGCATTCTACTTTAAACTATTTCAAGCTAAACTACAAATAGAAGCCGACAAAGAGACTGCGGGTAAGAACATGACAGAGAAAATCAATAATATGATTGAGGAAAGACTTGGTATGCGTCCTACGATATACAACATATTCAAAATCATTTTAGATGATGTTGATAAATTCTTTAAGGTATTGCGTGATACATCAAAAGAAGCACAAAAACATCACAATAAGGAAGATATTAAATATATCATAGCTAATGGTGGAAGCATGCAAGACTCTGGAACAAATAATATTGAAGAAAATATATTTCAATTTCCACTTATTATTAAAAAGGAAGACGAAACTTGTGGACAAACTGAAGTAAGGACTTCACCTGCTGAACTCAACCAACTTCTACCAAGTGTGTTTCCAGAATCAAAACTGATTGAAAATTTTATCGATACCTTCACAAAACAAAGAAGAATTGTATTGGATTACAATATGAAGGATGAAACAGATTCTGATGGTACGAAAAGATGGATACCAATATCGCCAATAGATTCTTCATTATCAGGAACTGACCCATCAACACCATATGGAGGACTCACAAATTTAGATGAAATATTCGGTGTTTTACTGGATAGATTTTATATTCTCACGCAAAGTTCGCTTCCAAACGATTTTTATCTCAATCCAAAGGATGCAACACAGGCATATGTTAATTTATACGCTAAAGCAGAGGCACTTAACTTGGCAATGTCATTAAGTAATTCGAAAATATCACAAAATCTTAAAACCGTTGCTGACGCATATAGTAGTCAAGGAACATTTCCAGATTTCTACACCTATTTGGAAGAGAATATTCCAGCTACATATGCATTTCCTGACGGAACTATTGAAGTTATTGGTAGGTCATATATAGACAAAAATAATCCTAATTATATTGGGGCAAACATATATTATGATACTATTGAAGTGCTAACACCTAAAAAAGAGGGTGGGTCGCCAATCGATAAATTTGCTGAAGGCGTACAAAGAGGTGTATTTAAAAAACTGCTTGATAATAGGCTTCCAGAAGAATCTTATTTATTTACAAATGACAACGTATTATATATTAAAGATACGTTAGTTAAAAAAAATACAGAAAAATCGAATAAATTAGATAGTTATGAGAGTACTCCACTTGAAACAAGATATATATCGTCATTTAAGAGAGTTAGTGAAGACATAAAGAAGGGAAAAATTTTATTCTATGAGCAATCATTGGTTGACCTTCCAACAAGATTTAGTGACCCATTCAGAACTGCTGATAAAGAAAATTTTATAACCGTTGACTTAAAAAATAATGGAAATCAAGAACTCAATATCACAGTAGGAACACGAGCACTCAATCTTAAAAACTTCCAGAACATTGTAGATACGTGGGTTGGTGTGTTAGATGCATTTGACACCGTAATTTATGACCAAATAATTTCAAGTGGAAGTACGTTTGGTGCAGCAATGCTTTTATCGAATTTTGGCTACACGCTGGGACCATTCAACATCTTCCCAAATGCTTTAAATTATTCAATTTTTAGAACTCCATCAGCTATTGATGTTCCTAAATTCTTACCAGCATATATTGGTGCATTAGTGGATGCAGATACAAATGGATTGAGAGAACAATTTGAGGAATTTTTCTTAACTGGAAACGGAAAAGGAATGAGTGTTTGTGGTATTTATATTTTCGCAGATATACACGACATCAACACATATTTGTCAGAAAACGATAAAGAATTATTCAGAATATATTTCGATACGTTTATGCTTGATGGTACATATGAAAAAATCAGGAATAGTCTTAATAGACTTTATCAAGTTGTCCAATCTGGTGTAACCGATGGTGGAAAAAGAGAGAAACTATATGAGGCATACCTTAATCCAAACACAAAAAACAAGTCAGAAAGCGGTCAGTTTTTTAATAGTATATTACAACCACTCATGGAGGAAACAACAATAGTTAGTTTCACTCAGAATACATTTGCTAATTATACGAGTCCTACGACATATCGTAGTTTAAAAAACATAAATGATGCTGCAATCAGCGATGGTGCAAGCAATCTTGATAAAGATATTAAAACTGTAAATGATAGGTTCTTTAGACAACTCTTCAAAGATTTAGCTCACCAAATCACGCTCGATGAGGATAAACAAAAAGAAATTGAGGAAGAAAATAAAAGACTAAAAGGTGACGATGATGTTATGACACAATTATACTACTCGTTCAAGAACATCAACGATAAATGGTTGACAGGACCTGAAGCAGAGTCTGACGGTTACCCATTCAATCTTCCAAATAGAGATTTAATTGATTCATTTATATTTGTGGATAGGGCAATGAATCCTGTTGGTAATACGTGTATAAATCCAGAGATATTATTGGCTTTATATGAGGATAATAATGCTTCGATTTTCACAGTACTTTCGCAGCTAATATCAGAAAATAATTTTTTATTCTTTCCGCTTCAAAACTTTATTTCACATTCTCCAGAAAGTTGGGAGAATACATTTAAAATCGACCCAAGTGATGTTGTTGAACAACGACAGGCATTTGTATGTTTATATGTTGGTGGTTCATCAAGTTATCCAAATAATTTAAATAATGGTTTTAAGGATGATGGCATTACTGATATCACAACAACAGATGCAGCCGATTTTGATTCGAATTGCCCAGCAAACCCAGAATATGATAAACAAGAAGAACGTAATCCTGAACTCACAAAAAAAATATTCAGACAAGTAAGGGCATTTAGAGTATTATTCGGACAACAGAATCAATCGATGTTCACCGATATAAAAATTGACAGTAAGGAATATCCTGAAACAAATGAAAGTATTCAGATATTGGCGAGATTGGCTGGTGATGAAGGAAAGAATGCACCAATACCGAAGGGACAGAACCTATACAATTTGTATGAAAATCGTGCATATAGCGCAACTGTTACTGGTTTAGGAAACGCAATGATTCAACCAACGCAATATTTTCAATTGGACAATGTACCGCTTTTTAACGGTGCATACCTGATATTAAGTGTTGAACACAATTTAGTACCAAATAGAATGACCACATCCTTTACAGGTACTAAAATATTAAAATATCCTGTTCCAAGAGTAACTAATCCAGCAGCTTCTATGGGATTTGAGGGTTCAAGTGTTGCTCAAGCATTGACAGGATTTGCGGAAGAAGGAACTGAAGCATCAATGATAACAAATGAAAGACTCAATGATTTAGATAGTGTTCTTGGTGTAGACGTAGCCAATTATCAAGGTAATATTAATTGGAGTCAAGCTAAAGAATATGGTGTTGATTTCGCATTCATAAAAGTTACTGAGGGCACTTGGTTCTACGATGAAAATTCTTCAAACTACGAACTCAAGCAAAACATTAAGAATGCTATTAATAATAAGGTGAAGGTTGGTTATTATCACTTTGCAAGACCCGGTTCTTCCACCGACCCAGCAGCAGATGCAACAGCAGAAGCAAATTGGTTCTTGGAAAAGGTGAAAGAATTACCAAAACCAGATTTCCCACTTGTATTGGATATTGAGAATTTTATTGATGATGCATATCCAACTAAAATGAAGCCAGTTGCTTGGACAAATAGAAAAGCGAGCATGCCAATATACATACAAACATTTATTGATGTGCTTAAAGATGCTGGATATAAAACCATTATATATTCATATGCGAACTTCTTAAATACAAACGGTGTTACCAATTTCAATAAATACCCATTATGGTTAGCAAACTACATGAATATTCGTAAGAACATTAGTCCTGAAACACACTTACCAACACCACCAGTGGGTTGGAAGTCCAAATCAGATTCTCACATACCTTGGAGTGCATGGCAATTTAGTTCTCAGGGTAAAGTCACGGGAATCAATTCGAATGTTGACTTGAATATGATGAGGAAAGATTTCTTTAACAAATATACGTAAAACAGAAAAGGCATCTCTCGATGCCTTTTTTTATAATAAATCTCTTTTCAGTTCGTGGAGACTAATAATGTCGTCAACAACATTTGTTTTATTATACTTCATTTCTTTTATTTTTTGAATCGCTTTTAGAATATTTTCTTTAACAGTGTCTTTATTAATTCCTTCTAAGACTACAAGACTTTCAGTTTTATATGTTTCAAGGAGTTCTTTTTTCTCTTTATCATTAGATTTTATAAGTAATTGAAGTAAATTTTTATCATCTTCATTGAGTTCCGCATATTTCTGATTGAACTTATCAACTGCTATTTCAATAATCTCTTCACCAATCTCTTCAGTCATAACATTTTCAACCAATATTTTCTTAGGTTCTTTCACATGATTTAAAACAACAGTAAATGATTCGTAGATATTATCAACATCAACTTTATCATAATCATTAAGCGACTCAGTTATAAGCGCATCAATAGCATTATATAAATCAATCTTCTCAAGATTATAATCAGCTTCAGTTATAGTTTCAACGACATTTTCAATAAGAAAACCATTTAGTTTTTCACGTTCAGCATCGATTTCCTCTATCGTATATACTTCAAATAGCTTAATGTGATTGTCGATATAATCCTTTGCAAGTAACTCATTCACAATGTGTTTATTTTCAATATTATTGAACACCTTGAATTCCAATTGCAATATTGGTGAGTTCTTTACAACATTGAGAAAGTCAGATGTTATCTTCCTTGACTCTTCAAGTAGAGTGCCTTGGAAGTATGACTCTTTCAATTTGTTTGAAACTACTAAATTAGCTATTCCAATATTAGTGTTTTTCATGTGGTTTTATTCGATTTAATATAAATACTATTATTAATTGTAAATGTTTACTACTTACCATATATAAATGTTATACTTACTTATTCAGTAATTTCGATTCCCTCAATATCATCAAGATTAATATCTTCAGCTTCAGTTATTTTTGTCTGAGTATTGAAGCTTTCGGTAGTATCAAGCAATGCGTCAATTTCGATAATCATATCTTGAGCATTCTTATTTAATTTGTCGTTAGCTTCGTTATTCTCATTGATAACCTTCTTATTCTTCTTCTCTTTTTTATGTTCTGGCTCAACACTATTACCAAAAACCATTCTTTCAACATGTTGACTAAATTCCTCTTCACTTAGTTTTGAATGTCGTTCAGCCAATGGTGGCATTCCACCGCCACCCATATCTCCACCTGCTGGTGCTCCACCACCTAATGGTGCTCCACCCATCTCACCGCCTGCTGGTGGTGCTCCACCTATCTCACCACCTAATGGTGGCATTCCACCCATCTCACCGCCTTCTGGTGGCATTCCACCTTCAGTTCCACCGCTTGGTGCAAGTTCTTCTGGTGCTCCAAATCGCTTATCGATATCAGCAAATAAACCAGTTTTCTTAATACTAACAGGAGCATCTGCAAGTTCTTGCATAACAACCTTCTCCATTTTCTGTTGTTTAAGGTCTTCAACAATTTCTCTATCACTCCAATTGAATAACATACGTTTTGCTCTTGTGTGTGACATTGCTGCGATACCACCTTCACCACGTGTTAATTCGGCATAGGTTTGTGCTTTTTCTCTCAGCAGTTCAGCTTTCAATTGTTCCTGTTGTGTTGAAGGATTAGTAAGCGTTAATTGAAATCCACTAAGGTCTTCCCCACTATAACCCAATAAATACAAATGAATCATTGCCATTTTATTGAGTTCTTGAATTACAGCCTGTTGAATACGATTGATTTTCTTTGAAAATCTAATATCATATTGTGCCATGTTTTTACCAGCACCAGCAGCATCTTGGAAACTCAGGAATGGCTTCGGAATACCTAATCCGATAAACAGGTTATCACGAAGGTATTCAATATCCTGAATTGCATCGAGATTCGTTGCGCCCGGGAGCGTCTCAACACCAGTCTGCGAATTTGAATTACGCATTGGTAGAAAATAATCTTCATCATTTCCCAGAATATTGAATCTATAGTCGATTTGACCATCATTTGCTTGTACTTGTGCTGTTTTTTTGAACTTGGTTGCTACTTTGTAGATGTATTCCTCAATATCTTCTTCATCTATGTTTCCAACATCGATTTTAAATACTTTTTTCTCGCCAGCACGAATAATACGATAGGTAAGCATTGCATCTTCAGCCATTACAAGCTGACGGAACACCCTTCTGACCTTATTAAGAACTGAAGAACCATAAGGTAGATACTTGTCATCACCGAGTAACCTAAAGTGTGCGATTTCAAATACGTTGAATTCGTCACCAGTCATTCTTTCTTTGAATTTCACCAGTGGCTTACCGTTTTGTATTCTCTCAAATCTCTCAATTTCGTAATTAACGAGTTGTTTTACGTGAGTAATGCCTTTTTTACGTTCACCGTAAAGTAATACGAAATTATCACCGTACTTCACTAAGTTTCTTACCCAAAACGGTAAGTTAACATTCACATTTACAATATCGTAGAAAAATTCATCTAATAGGGTCTTGATTCTGTCTTTATTGGAATAGATGTTTAACATCTTACCATCAATACCAATTGTAGTTGCTTCTTCCATGAATAAATCCAATGCACTACTGATAATTGGATAGTATTCCATACCTTCGTAGTCAATATATGCAGGAAGTCTGGCTGCTTCGTATTGAAGTGCTTTCTGAAAACCTCTGTCGGTTGTCCTAAAGAACTTATTTTGGAGTTCTTTTTTCTGTTCTATCTCCAGACCTTTTCTGTGGATTTCTTCTGGGGTATTACCCTTAATAACAATTTTAGCGTCTTTAGATGGTGTGCTTTGTGAGATTGATGGTTGTGCATCTTGAAATCCCATACCATCGAGATTCAAAAGTTTATTAAGCTGTTGATATATAGTACCTCTTTTTTCTTGTTCAGCCATTTTTATAATTTATTATAGTTTTTTATAAATACTCTAATTTTTTGCAAAAGTCGATTTAACTATAAATACATTCTATGTTTTGTTTTTATCCTTAATACCTTTAAATAACCAAGCATTTGCAGCATAAGGATTATGTATAGATGTGCTGTTAGGTGAAATCATTGGTTTATTTTTAACACCCTTAATTCTTTCAATCTCACTAATATCGTTCAACGTAAGTATTGAGTTGAGTAATTTTTCAGTAATACCTTTACTTTGTTTGTATCGAGCCATGTCAAAATTCACCACATATAAACCAATGGATAGTCCCATAATACTGTCATCATGGAAGCTACGTTTATGGTCAGCAACACGGTTTCCAGCAACAGTAACGAATGTTTTTAATTCGTTTAGTAATCTTACTGACCTGATTATCACGTCTTCCATATGGATAGCTCTCTGCATTTCAAGTACAACTGATGCACGGTTGTTTCCGATGAAGAAACCGGGGATTAAATCCACGTTTATCACATTACCATCAGGCATTACTTTCTGTCCCTTTTTAATATAACCCTGTAATCTATCTCTTGTTGGTTTATGTGTTACTTCGGCATAATGAACATCTTCATATCCAAATTCAAGTAATTTTTCAACTGTTTGCACCCCATATCCACCAGTAACGTCAACAACAGTATAGGCATTATTATATCTTCTCCCATATTGATATGCAATTTCTGCAAGTACCTGTGGAACAACCTTTCCATAATATTCAGCTACTTGAAGTAATTTATGTTTCTTTATCTTAACCTTTTTTACTTTCTCACCCCTTGTTATAATTTTTTCCTCGACAATCTCACTCTTTTTTAATATATTAATTGTTGAATTGTCTTCTCCGTGACCTGCTGACGCATCTATTGTCATAATATAATCTTCACCAACAATAGGGTCTTCCCAAATCCACATGTTTAAGTCCATGTATTCCTGACGGATAGGAACAATTACTTCATGTTCTTGTATACGTAAGAGATATTCTTCTGCAATGAAGTTATCGCCAGAACCCAAGAATGAACACAGGAGTTCCTGTGCGATTTTACGCATGTCACCATTAGCATCCCTCACTTGTTCCTCAAACCACGGAGAACTGGCTTCCCAAAGGTCTCCAGCCATCTGAATTCTATCTTCATTACTCCAACCATCATCAACACGAGTAATTTGATTTTCCTTTCCCTTATTTTTTAACCAAACCAATCCTTTATTGTATCTTGGGTCATTATACCACCAGAGTTCAACGGCTTTAAAGTTATTTTCTTTTCTACGTGCACCATCAAACGTCTTATAGAACACCGCATCAAGACCAGAAGGAGTACTTAC